TCAAATAAATTTGTTGCGCCAGAGTTTGCAGTTTGAGTTGAAGTACCGCCTGTTACTCTATTACCATAATCGTGTCTGTAATAATCGTAAACTGTACCAGTCGCCCAATTTCTACGAGGAATTACAATAGAAATATCTGAAGTTGCCACTTTTTTTGCTGCCAACATATCGTCAAAAGTATAAAACTCATCTCCTATTGAATCAACAGGTGTTAAAGGTGCACTATCGCTACCTGCGTTGTCTGTTCTACTATCTGGTCTTGTTGCTGTAGTGTATGCTTGTGGTCTACCTATACCTAGATAGTACACATTAGCACCACTTTCTGAAAATGATTCCACAAATTGCTCTTGGTTGTGGATTCTAAATTTGTTTGTAATAATTGCTGGCATATTTTCCTCTTATTCTAATTATATTTATACAACTTTTTTTAACCTACTTTAATTTCTGTTGGAAAAGCTAGATAAGTTTTAAGATTAGGTGTGTTTATATCTCTAAACTGTACTATCTCTCCGTCTAAACTAGTATTTTGAGTACCTATAATTCTAAAATTGTTCCAATCTCTCAATGTCATAGGCGAAATGTTTGTGGTTATTGACGAATCGCCTGTGGCACCAACTGTGCTTGTTTGTGGGTGGTCACTACCACTATATAATCTCCAATATTGATTTATACTTCTCATTCTAGGACCTGCTACTACGTAACCGTATAGGGTACTTGTGCCTCTAACTTCCAATGTAGGTAGATTTTGTAATTTTAGAGTTATATGTTGATTTAGTGTGACATCTCTAGTGGTATTACTTAAAGGCGTTATTGTTGAATCATTAAAGTCAGGATCAACACCTCTCTCTGAATTTGCTCTTAATGTAGTACCGTCTGTTGTTGTTCCTAATCTTCTACCAAATATAGTAGAAAATAGTGTATTAAGTATTGAAGCAATTTGAGTGTAGAACTCACTAGAATTAATACCTGTAAAGCTTCTTAATTGAGCGTCAATACGAGAAGTAATATTTACTTGACCTGTAAAATAGAAACCAGCAGTATGCATTGTTTGTTTAAAACTATCTCGCCAGTCATTAATAGAACGACCTACTTTTATAACATAAGAAAAATCTTGGTAGTATAAACTATCTTGTATTTTCATTGTTGATTCTGATACATGGCCATCTTCATTTAAAAACTCACCTGAAGTATTTACCGTGGCACCAACCGTTGTTGTAGCAGTTGCTTGATCCATAATTTTTACAGTTGCTGAACCACCACTATCGGATGTTATAGTTGAATCTATTTGAAAATTACCACCTGACAGTGTTAAAATATTTCTATCAGTATCTAAAGATACAACTGTTCCTGTTACAACACTAGAGTCTGGCGCTACACCTGTTACTGTATCACCTGTAGCAAAAGATCCTGTTCTATCTAATACTAAAATTTTTGATCTTAATGCTATTGTAGGTGGACTAGGAGATTGTTGATGTTCAGCACCTGATTCAACAGTTTTTATAGATTGAACTTTTCCTATTTCAGTCCCGAAAGTAAATATACTAGCACCTGATCCATTTGTATCATCAACTGTTACAATTGGTAAAGATTGATAATTTCCACCAGCGTCTATAATTCTTATGTCTGTAATATCACCTGATCCTGATCCACTTTCTTGTACAACTTTATTACCTGTATATGGATCGCCTCTTACAGTTTCATCTTCTAAAATAATATGTGAAATTGAATCTGTTTCTACTCCACTTTCTGGTGTAAATCCACCATTTACAAGTGAAACTTTTGCTGTTGCTGAACCACCACCTGTATCTGAATTATTAAAAACAATATCATCACCAATTTCATAACCTGAACCACCACTATCAACATAAAAATTTGTTATTTTACCACGACCAACAGTATCTACACTTACAAGAGCACCCTCACCACCACCTGTTAATGATACTGTGTCGCCCTCTGTATATAAAGCACCATCATTTGTAAGTGTTATTGTTTGAGGTATACCTGTTACAGTTGCCTTAATAAAAGTATCAGACTCATCTGATATTGTTCCTCTTATAACTTCATCTACTTGAAAAGTACCATTAGCATAAGTGTCTTCATTTAAAATAAATTCAGTTACAGTATTAGTGCCAATTTGAAATTTAAATACGTTTTCAATTATTGCTGTTGCTCCAGAGGTTTCACCTGTGATTGTTCTACCAACTAAATCTGAAGTATCGCCTGTTGTTAATTGACCAGTTGATTGTATAGCTCTTAATATTAATTTAGTATCCCATTTTCCATCAGAAGCTCTTAACATCTGTTCTCTAGGATAAAATATTTCTGAAGGCTCATCAAATAATAATCTAAAAAATAAATCGTGGCCTCTACTTGTACCTTTTGATCTATATAAAGATTTTACATTTTTAATTAATTTTCTTTTATCAACATCATTATCTAAATTTTCAGGTAACGTATTTAAAAACTCATTTCTAAATTTTGTTAAGAAGTTAGATATTGTTTTATCAGGATCACGGAAACTTAGTAACTCTTGTATGTTATTTACAGGATTAGGTTTGTAATTATTGATAACAGCACTAGCGCCTGAGTCATTACCTGTAACTGTTTCATTCATTTTAAATTTATTTTGTGCTGATATGAATAAACGGCCATTATCTAAATCTTCGGCTAATACAGTTGCTGTGGCATTTGAAGTAGAACCTGTTATAGTTTCACCTCTAGTAAATTTACCAAATGATGAACTTTCTAAAAGTATTTTATCACCAGCGTCTAGTTGTGTTCTATCTGTATCTAAACGAGAACCATCTAATATTAATTCGTTAAATTGAGCAGTTTCAGTTTCTAATAATATACCATCTGTTGATTGTACCGAAGTTACATGTAACTCGGCTGATTCCATGAAAGTGTAATATGATTTTACAAACTCTAAAAATTTAGGGTGGTCAGCAAGAACAAACTCTGGTGCCTGCTGATTTATCAGGCTAGATATTTTATCTTTAAATGTGGCCATTAGTAACTACTTGTTGTTGTATAACCTACACCAGCGTCTGCTGAACCTCCTACAAAAGTATCTGCTTGAACTGTTATAGATGAGTTGGCTGTGTCTATTTCTAAAATTTGATCTCTTACAGGCACAACATCATTTGAACTTGGTTGTACTGTTAACTCAATTACTGTTGAGGCAGAACCTCTAATATTTTCTATGCTTGATATGTTTAATGAATTTATTGTTACTTGACCTGTTGAATAATCAATTGTACCTTGTGTGTTATTTACATATGTTCTAACAGCACCTACAAAATAAAATCTTCTTACGTTACCTTGTCCGTCATCATCAAGGAAATAAATATTTGTTGTATCACCTTCAACTTTAAAACCAGTTGATTCTAAAATACCACCACCTGAAGTGTTATGGCCAGAGTGTGGATTATATAAACCATTTCTAAAATAAACATCATATCTTGTTGATGAACCAATTGTCGGTGTAAAGTTTTTTCTAATTTTTAATGTTGTTATGTTTGATAAAATAGAACTATCTGTATCATCAATTAATTCTAAAACTTTTGAATATCTAAAAATACCATCAAATTGTGTTAATGTATTTGTGTTGTAATTTGATAATGATGTTATAACATCTGATTTAATAGTAGTCGCCGTTTTAGTTGTTGATTTCTCATCATACTTAACAGTTGATGTTAATAAAATTGATGTGGTTTCTGGATCAACAATCACTGGTCTTACAGAAGCAACGTTAAACTTTCTTAATTGTGTAACAATATCTGTTTTAGTTGTGTCTGTTAAAGTAGAACCTGAAGCTGCCTTAATGGCAATTTTAACTACACCATATTGTGGTGTTTCATCATCTTCGCCACCCCATGCTGATACTGATTGAGCATTAGGATAAATTTGTAATACTTTTGTTTCGTAATCGCTTGTTGTAACTGCTCTATCTTGTGCTGAGTATTGTAACGGAGCATTGTATCTGATTGATTCTTTAGTTTGTGCCTCTGAACCACCTTGAGCATTTGATGAAGTTGTAATTGTAACATCTGTAAATGTATCAATAGAACCTGACAGTGTAAATACACTAGCACCATTAGCTTCTGTTTTATTTGTAACAATGTATTCTAATATTACAATGTTACCATCTGTTAAAGAATTACCTACAACACCATCACCAAAATAAAC